AGAGTTCCTCCAATCGTAGTATCACCTGTAGCGTTCAATGTTCCTGTTAAATCTAAAGTAGCTGAAGGCGATGCGTTATTGACACCTACTCTGTTTGCCGTTGAATTGACAAAAAGAACACCAGAGTCTACATTTAAGTCAGCGTTAATATTAACAGTTCCTGTAAACGTATCGCCCGCTGAGTCTGCTTTACTATTTACTGCTGTTTTTATGTTAGTAAACTCGGTTGTGAACTCAGACCCTTTAACTACTTTCTGAGCATTCCCTGAAGGGAGAGAGTCTTTGTCACCAAAGTTCGTGGTTATATTATAGTTACTCATTAAATTAATCTCCCTAGTAGAGCGTGTACATCTATTTGTTGTATTGAATAAGGCGCGCCATTGATAGTAGACTCGATACCTATTGTTACTACAGAGCCACTGCCGTTTGTGTTAATCTTAGGACGTTGTATGTCTGTGCCTATAGTGTATTTACCTATGTTAAACTCAGCTACGTTAAACTCAGCCACAGCGGTGTTTACTTGCTCGGTGCTAAATATTCTTTTATTAAATTCATTAGTATAATCGTAACCCCAAGCTAGTGTAGTCTGTGCTGACACGTTACCAATAACGGTAATGTTAAACTTCTTAAGGAACTTAAGATTAGCGGAGTTACCAAAGTTTAATGGGTTACTATAATAAAGCATTGTATACGGCTCACCGTCATCTAAGTAACCTTCATATTTAAACACACCGTTTTGTCTTCCTACGTAAAAGCCGCCTTCTTGTAGCAACGTAAAACATAACGGGTTAATGCCCGACCAAGTTGTTACTCTGTTCGCTCCATCAGGTAACGTCTTTGTCATATCAAAACAATATACAGTCTGACTATCGGGCAACGCGAGTAAGTATATCCCCTCGTCAGGATTGTATAAAGACTTTATTTCTTTTGTCTGCTGTCGCACAGTATCCATTAACTCGCCACGAACATTGTTACTTATGTCTCGCATAGGCATTGATTTTTCTTGTATAGTACGACCTAAACTACGGACACCGTCTTCAGATAAAAACAAAATATCAGTACCTGTATTCTGTACGGAATCTCTAGCAATACAACCAACACCTTCAATAGTGTCTGATAGTTGCATGGTAGCAGGACTTTCAGCACCAGAGTAAACAATAATAGAACGCTTACAGAAAATAATTAGAAAGCCGTTGTGTGCCGCTAATGCTACGACCTCATCGTGACCCGTAGGGAATACTGTAGTTAGATTCAAAGAACCTGCTGTACCGCCTGACCACTTATGTCCCTGTAGTGTGTCGCTCCAGTAAACAGTCTTAGTGTTACCAGATACATCAGCCGCCCATAGTCTACCGTATGCGCCTATAACTTCATTAGCCTGTGGTGGTGTCGTTGCCCCACTAAAAGCACTGTGTGTAACTAAAGTACCTTGACCCGCAGTACCTCCTGAATCTGTATAAATTAAAGGCTCATGTTCTCTTTGGTAAAAATACGTATGATTATTAAAGCTAACAATCTTCCAGTTATTTGCTGTTGGTGTATAACCTGTAGGAGTTTTGTCTTCTAAAGCATTATTAGAAGAAGCGTCTAGTTTAAATACTTTGTTGTTACCTGTAGCAAATACTACTTTATCGCCACTAGCATCTAAAGATTCAAACAAAGACTCAACGCCATCGCTTGTTCCCAATGCTGAGTTATTTGAAGATACAGGGGCATATCCTTTACGAGAACCTATACGTCCATATTGGTCAATAATACAGTTACTAGCTGTTGCCGCAAAAGACTGGTCAAGAGACACAGGTGAATCCTGACTGTTAATACCCGCAAATCCTGGTGCTTGTACTGTAATGTTCTGTAATTGTTGTGCCATTAGCAAGGTGTCCATACAGTTTCAGAAGGGAATCTAGCGGCATCAAATGCTACTGCGTCTGCTAACGTAGTGTCCGCTAAAGAGAATAGTTCCTGTGCTGAAGTACCGCCTGTCTCTCCACGCTCACGGGAGGCTAAGGCTACTGCGTACTGTACTACTGGTGATGAAGGTACAACTAGTTTATCTGCGTCAAGAGTAAATGCGTCTGCTCTATCTACAATGTTAAATCGTAATGTATATGCTTTGTCAGGCTTAGGATATAAGTCAACTAAGGCATTGCCGTTAGCGTCCACACCATTCCAAGAGTAGTACTCAGGTGAACCCTTGACAGGCTCTTGTACTAGGTATGCGCTGTTCATCCAAGAGGAACTAGCGGGGCGCATAAAGAAGTTAGACGTATCATTAATAACGTCCAATATCTTAAATGAGTTGTTAGTACCCGTCATGCTGTAAGTAAACAGATTGTCTTCTGTAGTTACTGTGATTGTGCTTCTAAGTGCTGACCAATCCCAAGCATCCTCTACAATACGTCTAGCATCGTTGACAAACTCTCCTATTAGTTTTACATAGGAGTCATTTGTGGTTTCCATGCTTGATACTTCGTCTTCACGAATCCTACGTAGTACACTGTTTACTAGTTGTAAGTAAGTCATTATCCATATTTCCTTAAGTTCATCATTGGACTAAGTAGTTCTTGTGTAGACTTAATCTCTGTGTCAAATTTAAATAGTTCTTTGTCAAATAAAGACTCTGTGGATGTTGGTATTTTTCTTGCTGACCCTGTACTCCCTGCCATGCCTCCTAACATCCCTCCTGCTAAACTATCCCAATTTATTAAATCGTCAAGCCGTCTGCCGCCTTCTTTTAATATATCTTCTCCCTCAGACAATACATCTGAACCTACTTCTAGCACAGGGTCTACTACTTCTTCACCAAATGTATCTAGCGCGTCATCAATAAAATCTACTACTGGTTCGCCCGCGTCTGCTATAGTATCTACAACATCTTCTCCAAATTCTAAAGCAGGTTGTATTACTTCATCATCAAATACACTACCTGCCTCTTTAACAATATCTTCTCCTTCGGATAATACATCTGAAATAGGTTGGGTTACTTCTTGTGCTACATCAACAGCGGCTTGACCCACGTCTACAACTTTTTTAGCTACTGGCTCAACAAAATCTCCTACAGCTTCTATCCCTGCAAGTGCAACATCTCCGATATCTTTTATAATATCTGGAGTGTCGAAGTCTATATCAATACCTGCAACATCGGGCAATACTTCTTTTACTGTGTCCACTACTTTATCTGCAAGAGGCTCGGTAAACTCACCTATTAAAGCATCCATACCGCTCTCGCCTTCTAGCATTGCTGTTTGAACTTCCATCATACTATCTGTAAAAGTTTCAGCGTCTATACCCAATAAGTCCGCATCAATACCAAGAGTAGCAAATGTTTCTTCAAGTACGGGTACAGATATTTCACTCGCTAAATGACTTTTAGCAATATCTTTCCAGTCACCACCTTGAAGCCCAGTACCTATAGCCCGCATTACAGGGTTGCCTGTTATAGTTCCAATAACTGATATTACTTTACCGAACGTACCATAATCAGGGTCAGGTCTTATGAACGATGTGCTGTATTCACCAAAGCCACCTTCTTCACCGCCAACATCACGATACGATTGCATTCTTTTAAGGCGACCAGAGTCCCAATCAATGTGTGCCCCAGTGCCTGTGTTTAGGTAAATACCTTCGCCACGCATAGGGTCTGGTCGTTTAAAACCATCTAAATCTTCATAAGGTACAACTAAATCAACATTTGCTTCTTCTAACCATTCCGTCATCACGGCTGATTGTGCTTCTACAGCTTGACGTAGTGGATTATTTTCACTTATCCAACTCTGATACTTACCGTATCCATGTTTAGTTGAGGGAGGATTAATAAGTTTTTTGTGGTCTTCTTCAGAAGTAAAATCTAAAACACCGTAGTCGATGCGTCCTTTGATTTGTAAATAACGGTCATAATTTTCAGGTAATTGGCGTACATCTTTATATATTGCTCTACCGTTACCCTTTCTTATATTCTCATTTTTATAAACAGGGTTGGATAATAACTTATAATCTTCATCCGTCCAGTTATCAGTAATGGCATTAGCTTTATCGTACCAGAACTGCATATAAGTTTCATCAGCGACTCTCTTAGCATCTTTAAAAGTTTGAGGGTCTTCTGCATCGTATGCATCTCTATAAGTAGGGGCAATACCTTTTCCTTGTGTCACTAAAAGTTCTTGTTCAGCCGCAAGCCGTGCCGCTCTTTCATCTTTTTCCCGTTGTCTTTTTGCTTCTATTGCTTGTAGTCTTGCTATTTCTTTTAACTCAGCTTCTTCTTTTTCTTTTCTTTTTCTCTCGGCTATCATTGCCGCTTGTTCTTCTGCACTTAAATGAGGAAGAGGGTTGGATGATGTAGGAGTCATTCCATCTGCATCACGAGCCGCCATACCACCACGAGAAGTAGCGTTTTGTTCGTAAAACTGAGGAGGTCTATACTGATATCCCATTATCTATTTCTCCCTACGCCTTTGGTTTTCTCTACAGTACGCATAGCACCTAAGCCAAGCATACCCATGAGTACTGGCATCATAGTAGCCATATCTAGTACAGGGATTTCAATGGTAGAATTGGCAAGAGCAAGCGTAAAATTTGCCATCGGGATAAGAATGTACTGACTCGCAAGTCCAATACAACAAGTCCAACCAACAGCAGGTCTCCACCCCGACACAAATAAGCTCTTATGTGCCGCTTCTGTCTTATTAACTTCAAGTTGCGCTTTCGCAAGCTCCTGCGCGTGCTTTTCAGCCATTGTTGAAAGTTCAAAGGCGATGGCATTCTTCTTGTCTTTATCCTCTATGAATTTGTCAAGTAGTCCAGTTACTGGTCCGATTAGTTGTTGTAACATATATGCCTCACTTAAGGGGATTTGAGAGGTAGTCCATACCCTGCCACAAATCCTCTACCTCTTTAGTTAATGTCTTGAACTTTACTTCTGTATCGCCAATGTCATTAATAATAATCTCTGCTGTAGCTACAGTAGCTTTCATGGCTTCTATCTCGTTAGATAGCGTAGAAACGTCTGTATTCAATTCTAAGAGCTTTTCTTGTTGACTTAGTAGTGTCTCAAGCCTTGTGCCTAAAGTCGCTAGATTCTCACGTATGGGGCTTATATCAGGTATCTGCTGTGCTTCCACTGCTTCCAGTCTGCTGTACAAACTAGAGGCTGTCCATACGCCACCACCTATAGTACTACCAATACCAAGTACAATAGCAATCCACACGCCCTTGAATGATGTGTCACCTATCTTAAGTTCTGTACTTTCTAAACTCATAGTTCAACACACTCTGTTCCATACATAAAGCAAGAGTAACCTAAGTACGTTGGTCCTGTTTGAAAGAACTCTGACTCGCTACCTGCGGCTAATACATCAGTCTCACTTACGTATAAGTCTAAGCCGATACCATCACCACCGTTAAGGTATACAGCCGTTAGGTTACGTGTAGTGTTGTAACCCATAGACACCCACTGTGCGTTAGCGTCATAGAAGATGTTAGTCTGTTCCGCTGTAGTGTTAGCATTCTCAATGCCTTGCTCTAGGAATGCTACGGCTTCCTCTGAGTTAGCTACGGCTAGGTAGGCAGAAGCATTATTAGCTCTAGTTTCTATCTCTGTGGTAGATTGATTAAATGTATCAACAGTCTCTTGTTCTATCTGTAGGACTTCCATAGTCTCAGCTACAAACGTCTGTACTTCCTCTTCCTGCTGTGGGTTGCCCTGTGCTTCCTCTACTCGTTCAGCTACTTCCACAACGGAAATCATGTCTACTACAGCTTCAGTAAATACATCTATGGCTTCATCCATTAATGTTAACTCTTCCATAGCCTTGTTCTCTAATACAGCTTTAACGTCACCGTATGGCTGATAGTTAGTAGCAAAGTTAGTTAAGGCAGTGTTGTAGGCTTGTACCTGTGCTTCCTGTATGTGTGCTGTTGTAGATAGAGTGCCATCAGACAAAGCATCACCCCGATGTGCATACTCCATACCTGCGCCCACTAGGAGGATGCCAGTGTTAATCTGGTCAACTATAGCAGTACTTGAGTCTAGTAGCGCGTCATATTCACTTGACTGAACTACGGAACTTAGCACTAACAGAGATAATAGTATCTTCTTCATCTGTGTCCTCTCCTCCTATGTTTAATACGTTATTGTACCAATCTTTAGTTTTCTTGTCGTAGTCTGGTATGTAAGTTTCTGGTTGACGTTTCATAACTAACATAGCACGTTTACCTACGACTAGCTTACCGTTTGACAGTATAGGACAAGGTGTACCTGAGATAAACATTGCCTTCCATACGTCAGTGCTTTGACACATACGTGCTACGGCACTTACCTTCATACCTAAGTCAGCTAGTACCTTAGCGTCCCTACGTCTATTACATTCAGGGTCAACATCATAAGTACCGCTAGAGAACCCTACGCCTACTGTCTGTAATGAACCACCTGTACCCTTAAGGCAAGTGTCCATACCATTACTCATGTAGCTAGGAGTGATTGCAGAACCTACGGGTATCTCGCTACTGCTTCCTACGCCATTGTAGGTGTTGCTTACTGAATCATCTTTTGTACTGTTGTTACTATTGGTAGTCGAGTTAGAACCGTGGTACGTATTCAAACTACCTTCCTGAGCGTTGTCCCCAAGTGCTACCCAAGACAACATCATTAGCAAGAAAAATAACTTTCTCACTTCTTATGTACAATCTTCTGTACTGTCTCTGATTCATAGATACGAATACCTAACCAGATAATAGTAAAGATACTAGCAACGGGAGGCAACCAAGCCGCTAGTGACATCACTCCTGCGGATGCCGCGAATACGTCTACAGCTTGTTTTGTTTCTTCCGTGACCATGTTGCTCTCCTATTATATTGCGGCAATTATAAATGCCAGTAGTTCATCATATCTAACACCTAGCTGTGTAGTCTCCACTGCTCCTTCTGGTGCTAGTTCTTGTTCCTCGTGGCGTTCACCTGTTTCATCTTCCCACCAAGTGTCAGAGCAGAACATAGCGTAACGGCTCGCATCTAACTCTTCAGCGGAAAAAGCATCACGTAAATCTTGTGCCATTATTCCAAAGTGTATTCTTGCTTCTTCGCCTTTTTCTTCGTATGCATCTTTCCATCGGTACTTACGGAGTAAACCTTTACAAGCAATAGCTACACGAGTCTCTGCTTCCGATAGTTCCTCTACGTCTCTTTTATGCGTTTGGTCAGAAGTAGCGATGTTTCCATTGGTAGCGTATACGGTATTCCATTTATAAAAAGGATGCCCACACTGCATACCGTTGTTAAGACTTGTTCCTATACTGTTACAAGGAGTCAGTGCGTTGTATGTAGTACCAGTAGAACCTGAGAGTTTAATACCACAGGATACAGAAGTAATATTAGCCGCTATGTAAGGAAAAGAATATTGAGCAGTAGAATTGCCCATTCCGATAACTCCACGAGTATATTCAGTACCACTTGTGTTGTAACCTGTCATCGAAATAAAAGCACCACGATAACCATTACCCTGTGCCGTTGTGTTTTGTAGCTCTAATACAGGCTCTAAATCAGCAGACTTGTTGTGTTCTAAGACAACCCCTTCTGTACTCCCTATGATTTTACCATCTACATCAAGATTACCATCTACATTAACAGTGCCTTTAAGGTTTATGGTGCTTCCGTTTGCTGTGGTAACGCCGTTGCCCATGTTAAATATGTTTTTTGCAAATATATCTTGACTGCCCATATTGATGGTCGTGGAATCACCCGAACCAGAAGAACCACCATAACCAGTTCCTATGTTAACTACTTTAACATCTGTATTATTATTATTATCAGAACCTGTAGCAATATTAGTAGTAACACTACCTGTTGTGCTTATATCTACGTTAGGTGCTGTGACAGTACCAGTTACATCAAGGTCGCCAGTTACTCCACCATACAAATTAGTTGTCCCTGCAACAGTCAAAGACTGTGTGCCTGATGGCGGTATGCCTATATTTACATTGCCAGTGAACGTAGCACCTGATAAGTTTGCTTTTCCTGCTACAGTAGTGTTTAGACTATCTATATCTACGCCATCGACAGTGCCGCTTACTGCAAT